GTTTCGTAGTGTAGCGGAACCGTACCGCGCAGTGACTTTAAGGTTGTCCCTGTCTGCTCTTAGATCCTTATTTTCTCCATAACAAGTACGGAGAAGGTGCGGACTTTCGAGCGTTAACAAGGACTTCATTAAAGCTGGATACCCTTCAATCTTATCATTTCGATAAGTAGACGCAGCAACCCAACTTTTAACTTCTAAAAGTTGGTAGCTAACGTTCCAACGCACTTTCTGTTTTCCTTTAGCAAAAGGCTTACATGGAGTGTCGATTTTAGAATATAATTCTAAAATAGATTTGGAATCGCTGCATTGAAAGGAAAATAGACCCAATCCTGCGCACTTTTCACCTGTTATTGGGATGATACCCAATATGGTAGAACATGCATCATGCATGTATCTGGCGGTTTGCCAATAACCCTTCTTGTAGAAGAGGTTACTAGTTTCCACCCAGGAAATTAGTGCATTGGACCGTTGCTTGTTATCGGGATGTGTTTCTCTTATGTAAGTAGGTGTTACCTCCTCACCAAGATATGCATCCATTCCGCATGACTCTCTGAACTTCCCAGTCCAGAAAGATTTTGCAGTATTAACCTTACAATAGTACCGCTGTAAGGTATCGATAACAACTACCGCATCATTCACAGGGACAATAATGTCGTCCCCATAAACGTAGACACATTTAGACATTTTAATAATGTTATAATATGTCAACGGAAGGTTTTTGCTGCGACAGAGCCCAATTATACACAATGTATAAAAGTACATGGACTCGATCGGAAAGCAAAGAGCAGATCCCATGGACGCGAACTTTTCTAATGGTATTATTTCACCATCAGGAAGTTTTGCAGTTCGAGTGCGACAGGCGTTGATAGCATCCCTTAAGTCAGGAACACTATCAAACATCTGTAGAGCTAATGATAAAGGAACTCTATCAGAAGCTGATGAAAGATCTAGCGTAGCTAGACTGCCATCCAACGATGAACTTAGTGCTAAAGAACGATTTATCGATTGGTCTGTGAAATTTATATGACCTTTCGTGACAAAGTTTGTTTCGAGCGTTTTTACAAGAGCTTTCGACAAACTCTGTTGTGTGTATTGCATACACACAGGTTCAATGGCAATAATCCGTGGTCCTTTAAGAGTTTTAGGAACCGTTATTACCTTTACAGGTAGTTCACGATCCGGACTTACGACCGTTAGATTCTCAAACGTTTTACCTTCTATTGCATTTTCGCTATTAAAAGCAAAATGTAGCATTGGAAAGTATGGTTCAAGACGATCGTGCCAACGCTGGTGGATATATTTGGAATTTCCATTTATACCTTCAGCTGTTGCACCAGGTCCATGCTTAGGAATAGTATCTCCTGGAAGTATTTCTCCAGGTAAAACGCTGCCCCAAAGAATAGTGCTGACTTTAGAAAAATCGTCAATGTCAGCCTGATGCAAGGCCTCTCTGAGGTCCTGCTCACACTGGATGAACCCTTTAATGGCTTTGTTATCTCGAAATTGAGTACAAGGCAACTTAAGCTTTTTGAAAGTATATGCCAGTTGGCGTATTCCTTCAATTGCCTCAATGGAGGGGTCATTTAAGATGTCTCCCGTTCCAGAATCAAACACAAGCTCGAAGAAACCTCGCAGAAATGCGGGGATCTTCCCATATTTTCTAAAAGAACGAAAATATGTTGGAGCTATGTAACCTTGGTCTAGACATTTTTCAAAATCTTTTCCAAGATCGGGTAGTGTTATCGTATAAAACGATATACCCTCGTGTTTGACACGCGATATCATAACATCGATATCACGACTCTCTGGTAATCTTGCGGTGCACTTAGCACATGCATCATAGTAGATGACGCGTGCTAGGCTAGTGAGTTCACTTTCGTGGCTTTTCATGTTTCCTCCCTACTGGGGGGTAAGCATCCAGCCATGTATGATTCTCCTTCACAACCCAAAATGAGTTGTGCAATACATAACCACAACATCTGTTATGGAACAACTTTCGTTGTTCCATATAACAAAAAGGAAAGGAAGAGCAGACGAATTAAGATTCGCTTGCGCAGATTTTCCCGACGTTACCAGATGATAACCAGGTCTTAAGGGCCTGGACAACGTAGTCAATCTGTGTGTCGGTGAAACCGTATTCAGGTTCATCGATGACCACATAAAAAGAAAGCGTCTTGTACTCGTTAACAGCCGTGAGAGGATCAGCAGCTACAATACGCTGGTCGACACGAACCATTCGACGTGTACGGGTTTTCGAACTCTGGTGAGAAATCGTAAAAGTAAACGATTCATCAGCTGTTCGATAGATGCTTTTTGTGCCATCCGATTTTATTCGGACAAGAGATTGAGCGACTGCGTTAACGGTTATGGATTGTGGGTCGGAAAAGGACATGGTTAAACTCCTATGAATTGATTAACGATAATAGTAAATGGCAAGATAAAAGTCGTTAGTTTTTATCCGAGTTAGACCACTCACTGATTTAACGGATCCCTAATGCATCCTGGAAATTCCAAGGGCACCAAGGATTGACCATTGAACTGGGTTAAGTTGATCCCAGTTCAGACCAAAACCGAAAGGATTTGCCTGTACTCTTTGCTTACGTTCATATTCGTAAGTGAGTGACAAGTTAAGGGTCTCAGTACCAAATGGCAATTGAGTTTCCACACGACGTCTTTTTATCGTGTGGCCCATAACATAGGCATAGGAGGCTGTTACTTGATTTGACGCACTTGACACATTGTCAATTACATCTCCAATGTTGGAGAACCAGTCAAGTAACCAGGTCCAAGGTGTGAGGTTATACACGAGACTAGGACTTATTTCTAAACCTAGATGTTCAAGGTGTCTGTTTTTCCAAGTATCGAATTCTTCCAAATCTGGAATATAATACTTGAATCGACCCTCAAACCACACTTTCTTTTGTGTGTCTTCATATACTTTCGTATATGTGCGTAACCTTAACGGATCGACAATGAATGCACTTGAGTAAGCGTCCGCGTCAAGACATGACACGTTCGAACTGTAGATGCACGAACTATCGAGCGTCTCTGTTATTGCCCCACCACGTTTACGCCACTGTCCATTAGAGTTCTTTAGATACTTGTATTTATTTGCAAGTTTCTTTTGGTAACTTAATAACTTACCAAGATCTCCAATGAATGGTGACCAACCAAATTGTAGGTTGAGCCATTGGTCTGCGACACTCTTCGGCTTAAATTGCGTCGGGTGTCCACCTAAAGATCTCCATAATTCATGGAAACCTTTGGCTGTAGTCTTCAACATACGAGGCAGTTCGCGAAATTCAAAAGCGGACTGTCCAATGTCTACGACAGGTTTAGCAGGCTGGTACATTTTCCAGCCTTTGGGGCCATACGAGGAAACGTCTGACAAACCGTTTAATGCCCATGAGCTATGATTGGGATCTTTTGCAAGATCCAAACCAACAATCGGAGCCCAGTTGCATAAAAATCCACCGTTATATCTGTATTCCCAAGTCGGAAGACCTGTGACTACTTTAACATAACGATGATCTCCATTACAAAACACGGAAATTCCCGGATCGGTAATTCTTTGGATATCCAAAGGACCACCTGTTTTGTACGGAGGGCCCAGATGTAATTCATCTGAACAGATTTCTATGCTAGACCATTTTCGGTTTAACGTAGTCCAAGGTAGCCGTATGCAATTTTGAATATTGCTCCACGGCTGCCAAACGCCATAACTCAGCATTCTCTGAGAACCTTGTCCCAGATATAATACTTGGGGCGTGGGTACGTTTTTCTGTCTCAGTCTACTCATATACACCTTCCTCCTCTTTCGATAAAGTTATCCGGTCCAAGATGAACCAGATACTCTC